GCAGAGCGCAGTCGCAGACCGAAAGATGTGCTTTAGGAAAGATGTTGACGGCGTTGAGGTCTGCTACGATTTTCTGCCGTATGACAGTTGCACTTATGGCGAGCGAAAGGACGAGGTGGAAGAATGAGCGAAGACATGACTTATTGCGTTACTGATTGCAAGAACAGGGAAGATTGTTACCGTAACCCGGACCGGATAAAAGACCGGAGCATCCCTCATAGCTATTCTGACTTTTCAGGAGTGTGCGCGAGGTACGAGAAGGCGGACGGAAGCTTGAACATACATATAGAAAACGATGGAACCTACAGCGGAGGTGGAGAATGGAAAGACTTTTGATAGCGTTGCTGTGCTTAGTGGCAGTAAATATCCTTGTGACTTTGGCAGTGGTGCAGGAAGCAGAGCGCAGACTGAAGAAGTACATAGACAACGAGGCGTTGACTACACTGAACGTGCTAATGAACGCAGACAACATTAAAAAGAAGTGCAACGAACACGTTGGAGAGTGGATAGATGTTTAACGTCAAGTGGCTGGATATAAAGCCGCATCCGGGCGGTTTAATAAAGATTTCAGCCGTGGTAGATGGAAGTATCGAGGAGGCGGCCAAAAGCGCGTCAGAAGCCGCCTCAAAGCCTTACGAGCTTATTCTAAAGCCGGTATCCAAGAAAAGGTCGCTTACGGCAAACGGATATTATCAGGTCTTGCTGGATAAGCTTACCGCCGTAGTGGGCGGGAGGCGCGAAGAGATACACAGAGAGCTTCTTGCGAGATACGGAGTCACAGACTTAGGGCATGACGGGAAGCCAATCCTATTACGCATGCAGGCCGACATAGACCCGGCAGAGCTGTCTGGAATATACGTTGATGCAATAGGCGAGCAGGACGGATATATCGTTTACAGAGTCCTTAAGGGGTCCTCAAAGATGGATTCAGTTGAGTTTTCACACTTGCTGGATGGCCTTATAAGCGAGTGCAAGGAGTTGGGGATAGAGGTGCTTTCAGATGAGGAACTACAGAGATTATACAAAGTACAAGAATCATAAGGTCGAGACCAGTGAGGGGACCTTTGATTCCAAGAAGGAGTATAAGAGGTGGACCGAGCTGAAGCTTTTAGAGAGGTCCGGGAGGATTACCAAGCTCCAAAGGCAAGTCCCGTATCTGCTGGTGCCTACACAGAGAACGGAGACGGTGACGGAGCGAGCAGTGAAGTACATCGCAGACTTTGTTTATGAGCGGGACGGGAAGGTGGTAGTCGAGGACACAAAGGGATTCAAGACCCCGGATTACATCATCAAGCGGAAGTTAATGCTTTTCTTTTATGGGATAGAGGTGCGAGAGATTGTATAACAGGAAGATTTACAAGTTGCCCAAAGAGGTTTACATGAAGACGCTGTGGCACATCCGCGATTATCCGCGGCTCAAAGAAGAGTGCGAAGCGTTGTTTGCAGGCGCGCCGGTAATGGACGGCCAGCCAAAAGGAAGCACGCCGGGAGACCCTACAGGGCAGGCGGCGATAAAGTACGCGGAGCTATCAGATGGAATAAGAGCTGTGGATAATGCGCTCAAAGAGATTCCGCAGGAGTACCAGAGCGGCGTTGTGAATAACATAATGTACCGCATCCCGTATCCGGAATACGCGCATCCTTACACATGGTCAGTTTACAGGCAACGGTTTGTGTTCTGGGTGGCGAAAAACATGAATTACTATTAAGGATATACAGTTTTTTAGGTTTTTATAGGGTAAAATGGTAGTGCCTAAGATTGAGAAAAAAGTCACTCTTACTCATTCCTTTCTATAACAGCATAGCAAGGCACCGTCTCCCCCCTTTGGACGGTGCCTTGCGCTATATGGGACCAATGGAGATAGTTTACAAGAAGACAAAAGACTTAATACCATACGCCAACAATCCAAGGAAGAACGATGATTCCGTGGATTATGTCGCAGACTCAATATCAGAGTTTGGATTTAAGGTCCCTATTGTCATCACCAAGGACAACGTTATCGTAACCGGCCATACCAGACTGAAGGCGGCGAAGAAGCTACACCTGAAGGAGGTGCCGTGCATCATCGCGGACGATTTGACCGATGACCAGATAAAAGCCTTTAGACTTGTGGATAACAAGGTGTCAGAGTTCTCAGAGTGGGACTTTGACAAGCTGGACCTTGAGATAGAGGGGATAGAGCTGGACCTTGAACAGTTCGGCTTTGAGTTCGAGATAGAGAACGAGGAAGAGGACCCGGATTCTTATTACGGGGACGAGCGAGAGCGGACTTTTGAACAGATAAACCTTAGAGACGTGGACCTGAACAGAGTGGCCGGTAAATATGATATGCCGGTCCTTAAGGCAGTGACCCATGTCCCTGAGGACCTAATCAGTTTTAATTATGTTCTTAACACGGACGCTTTTGATAAAGGCGTTCACTTCTATATAGACGATTATCAGTTCGAGAGACTGTGGCACAACCCGCACGGCTACATGGAGAGGCTGGCCATGTTCGATTGCTGTTTGACTCCGGATTACTCCCTTTATACAGAGATGCCGGTGGCCATGCAGATATGGAACATATTTAGGTCCCGTCTCATAGGTCAGATAATGCAGGATTACGGAATCACGGTAATACCAACATTATCTTGGTGCAGAAAAGAGAGCTTTGACTTTTGCTTTGACGGCATAGAGCCGGGCGGCGTGGTAAGTGTTTCCACCATAGGCGTAAAAAGGGAGGCCGGAGCTACAAAGCTTTGGTACGCAGGCATGGACGAGGCGATGGCTAGGCTGAATCCGCGGTGCGTGATAGTTTACGGCGGAGACATAGGATACCGTTTCGGGTGCGCGGTCAAGTACATAGACAACCACAATGCGGAAAGGTTAAAAAATGGGCGGTAGAGGTGCAAAGGCCGGAGTCGCGGTCAACGGCGCAAGGGAGTCCGGTTCTATTTATGAGGTCGTAAAAACAGTAAACGGCTACGATATTACAAGGATGGTCGGGTCCAGAGGTTTTTACACCTTAAGGATTGACGAGCGCAGAAGCATGTCATTTAGGTCAGTGAAAGAGGCGGAAGCATGGGCAAACGCGCATAAGCGATAAACCCGAAAAGCGTTGAAATAACTACATCTTGACAGTATTTGAGGAGATTTTATAATGGGTGGTAGAGGTTCAGGCTCAAACATCATACCGAGAAGAGGCGGCGGAGGCGGTTCGTCTGGCGGCCAATCACAGCAGTCCCTATTAGTGCAGAACAGAACGCTTAAAGAAGCGATAGGCGAGAAGGGTACGCCAAAGACGATAGGCGCGGCACTTAATGACGTTAATCCGCATTTTTCTAGGAATTATGAAGAGTTCCAGATAAATTGCCAGCGTTGCGTTGTTGCGTATGAGCTTAACAGGCGCGGCTATGACGTTGAGGCACTCCCGAATCCGGGGGACAAGTGGGCGCAGGTTGCGTTCCGCGCAAAGGACGGCACAATAGAGGCCAGATGGAAAGGCGCGTTCAGACACGCAAAGACTACAAACGTTGCGGCGGACAGAACATCAAAGGTCGAGGCGAACATCGAAAAGGCCATGAAAGGCTTTGGCCCCGGTTCCAGAGGCGTTGTACAGGTATTCTGGAAGAACGGCGGCGGCCATGTTTATAACGTTGAGAACGTGGGCGGACGTATTACATATATTGACGCTCAGGGTCCCGGCAGGCAGGCAGGCACATTCCTTAAGGATGCAATACCGTCTAAGGTTATGCTTATCCGGACGGATAACCTGAGAATATCCAACAGGGCAAAAGAGTTTGTACAGACAAATAAAACTAGGTAAATCATAACATAAGGAGGAATGAATATGATTACTTTTGAGCAGGCGGTAAAAAGAGCGGACGAGCTGGGCGCGAATAATGGCATCGTCACAGAGAACAACAATAGTTATATCTTTAACGTGCCGGAAGAGGCTTTTGGCAAACAGCCGCTTGTTATTCTTAAGGAGACGGGCGAGGACCTTAATTTTCCGTACTGGGTAACAACACCGGAAAGAGCGGTCAGCAAGTACGTTATAAGCCACAGGCTTACGGACGGCAAATGGGAGAAGTTCTCAGACCCGATAATGCAAGACGAGGAGTAAAATGGGCGGCAGAGGAGCGAGTGCTGGAACAGGAACGGGGGGAAGTAATAGTGGAAATAGCGGCAACAGCGAAGTAGAAAAAGCTTTAGGCAAGCAGGGCAATCCGTTCTCTTTGAACGAGGCTATGGCAGGAGCAAACACAAAGTTTGCTACAAGGCAGTGGGAATATACTCATAATTGTCAGCGTTGCGTCTGGGCAGTCGAGGCCAGAAGACGCGGCTATGACGTTGAGGCCATGCCTAGGACCAAGGACAACGAGTACGCGAAATCAAATGAGGCTTTACCAAAGAGCTTTGTTAATGTCAGCACGACACCGGTACAGCTTGACTGGCACTGGGGATGGGTCGACAGAGTGTCGGCTACAGAAGTTAAGGCGGATATGCTTAAACACGGGGTCGGCGCACGCGGCATGCTGGTAATGCAGAACTCAAAGTACGGCCACGTTTGCAACTGGGAAGTCACAGGGCCGAACAAGGTCGTTATCTATGACGGACAGAGCAACCGGACGCACAGCATGACAGACCTTAAGAAAAGGTTTTTCACATTTGCAGTCGGCAGGATGGATGACAAACAGTTTGCGCCGCTTATTAAAGACTTTGTAAAGCCAAGAACATAGGAGGAATATTATGTCAACCAAAAAGACCGTAAAGAAGACGGGTGCTAAGAAGGCCGCACCCAAGAAGAGTGGCGGACCGGCTCAGAAATACTTTAAGTCTGAGAAGGAATATAAGAAGGCCGCAAAGGACATCCTTTGTGACTAGAGAGGCGAGATAAAAAGGGACTGTAACAGGTCCCTTTTTTAGTGCTTATGGCAAAACGCAAGACGGACGAAAACTTAATACCAACGAACAAGCGAAGCAAGGAAGAAGCGAGGGAGCTTGGCAGAAAAGGCGGAGTCGCGTCAGGTGTAGCACGGAGGGAGAAGCGGACGATGGCGCAGACCTTAGAGCTTTTCCTTAGCATGCCATTAAAGGACGGAGACCTTGCCGATATAGGAAGCCTGAAGAGCTTAGCAAACGCAGAAGGCAAGAACATATCCGTTCAAGAGGGAATCATTTTAAGGCAGGCACTTTTGGCCTTAAAGGGAGACCCTAGAAGCGCGGCCTTTATCAGGGACCTTATGAAAGATTCAGAGGTCAAGACGGAAGACGCAGGGGTGACGATAATCGATGATTTCAAGTAATCCAATCAAATTATCTGAGCTTTTGGCACCGTCTTTTAGACCGGCTCATAAGGCCTTGATGGATGGAACGCATCACCAGCTTGTATTGAAAGGCGGGCGCGGAAGCTGTAAAAGCTCATACGCATCCGTTGAGGTCGTTTATCAGCTTTTAAGGCATCCGGAGATTCACGCAGTCGTAATGCGTAAAGTCGGCAATACCTTACGTTCAACCGTTTACGCGCAGTACATGTGGGCAGTCGCGGAGCTGGGATTGTATTCACAATTCAAGTTTACGACAAACCCAATGGAGATGACTTACAAGAAGACCGGCCAGCGCATCATGTTCTTTGGAGCAGATGACCCCGGAAAGCTCAAGTCTTTGAAAGTGCCTTTTGGCTATGTGGGCGTATTGCACTTTGAGGAGCTGGACCAATTCAGCGGCGAGGAAGAGATACGAAACATAGAGCAGTCGGTAATGCGAGGCGGTCCCATAGCGATTGAGATTAAATCGTTCAACCCGCCGCGGACGATTATGAACTGGGCCAATAAGTATTGCCTAAGAGACAAGCCGGACCAGCTCATATTGCACAGCGATTATACGACAGTCCCGGAGGCGTGGCTGGGCCAGCGTTTTATATCAGACGCGGAATATCTGAAGCAGACCAATTATCCGGCATACGAGCATGAATATCTAGGCATGGCCAACGGCACAGGCGGCAACGTCTTTGCAAACGTCAAGCCGCTAGACATGTACAAGGTAAATCCGGAGACCGGCAGAAAGCTTATAGACACGTTTGACCGGCATTATAACGGGATAGACTGGGGATATTACCCGGACCCGTTTGCGTTCAATCGTTGCCACTTTGACGCGGCCAGAAGAGACCTGTACATCTTTGAAGAGCTTACCCTTTACAAGCATGGCAACAGGGAGGCCGCGGACAAGGTAATAGCGACAGGAGTCGGGCAGGAAAAGATAACGTGCGACAGTGCCGAGCCGAAGAGTGTAGGCGACTTTAGGAGCTATGGCCTTACGGCATCAGGAGCGCAGAAAGGTCCCGGCTCCGTTGAGTACAGCATGAAATGGCTGGCAAGCCTTAACAATATATACATCGACCCGAACAAATGCCCGGACACATGGCAAGAGTTCACAGAGTACGAGTACGAGAGGGACAAAGACAACAACATCATTTCAGGGTATCCGGACGCGAACAACCACCATATAGACGCGACTAGATACGCGCTAGAAAGCTTTTGGAAACGCAGAGGCCAATGATACGAAGATTCAAATTGTGGCTTTACAACAAGTATTTGCCGCGAGTAACAAAAGAAACATACCTAAAGGATATGGAGGGCCTTTTGGCCGCCAATAGAGAGCTTAAACAGCAGAATAGAGAGCTAAGGGCCTATATTGACGGAGTGCAAGACGTGATACGGTCAAGGGCGCGGATTGAGATAAAAAACGAGGTAAATAAATGAACGTAAAAACGGAGTTCCAAGAGACCTTCCATGTAAAGGACATCACCACGGACGCGATGACAACGGCCATCACAGACTGGTACGACCTTTACTATGGGACCAATTTACCGGATGACGAGGACGGGTGCCAGAGGCTTCCGGTCACAGTCGTAAACAAGATACAGAAAGCCGTATTTGCAGAGTACGAGTCAGACAGCAAGAACGAGTTTGTACAGCAGTGTCTTGATGCGATAGACAAGAAGAAAAAGAAGGTAATACAGCAGGCCTTAATAGGCGGTTGCTGTTTTATCAAGCCGATAATGACGGACCCAATTTCCTATGTCGTGGTGCCGCGTAATAACTGTATCATACTGGGACGAGATACCGAAAACAACGTAACAGATATAGGTCTTACCGAGCAGAGCGAAGAGGACGGATATTATTATACGCTCATGGAAAGGCGGTACGTCGAGGGCGATAAGCTCATAATCGAGTCAAAGCTTTTCAGGAGTGATAAAAGGGACGAGCGCGGCAGTCAGGTCCCGCTTGACAGCTTGCCGAGGTACGAAGGCGTTGAGGACATCACCGAGCTTGCGATAGATAATATAGGCATGGCCGAAGTGAATTGTCCCGCGGAAAATTGCGTTGACGGCTCAGATGACCCTGTATCGATATATGCGGCGGCCACAGACCTTATACACAATATAAACCTTAACGAGGCCCAGATAAACGGCGAGTTCGAAAGAGGCATGTCGAGGATAATAGCATCCGCGGACTATCTAAAGAACACAAACGGTACCCGCGCGCTGGTCGATGACGTATTCACCGGAGTCGATGATGACCCCGAAAATGTAGGCATCCAGATATTCTCCCCGGCCTTCCGCGAACAGTCGTACCTTGCCAGAAAGAGGGAATATCTCAGAAACATAGAGTCGATGATAGGCTTTAAGCGCGGCCTTTTGTCTGAGGTCGAGATGACCGAAAGGACCGCGACAGAGATTACATCGAGCGCAGGCGATTATAACCTTACGGTGATGGACTTCCAAGAAATGTGGGAGGAATCCATTAAACAGCTCATAGAGATAACGGCCCAGCTTGCCGGACTTTACCACGTCAAGAGCGCGACTGTAAACGATGACGATATAGTTATGACGTGGGGCAACGGTGTCCTTTATGACAGGGACAAGACATGGGCCGAATACTTACAGCTTGCCGCCGCCGGACTTATAAAGCCGGAGATAGCAGTCGCGTGGTACTTCAACCTTGACTGGAAGAACGACAAAGACCTTGAAAAGATAAGGGCGGAATACATGCCGCAGATGCAACAGCTTTTGGAGGGTGAGCAAGAGTGATAACGCCGGAACAGATGACAGCCTTACAGGACGCGCTTGAAAAGATAGCGGAGCCGGTGACGGACTATATCATTAAAGACGTGATAAGGCGCATCATGGAAGCCGGGCAGATTACAAGGACCGCGGAATACCTAGTAAAACAGGCGTTTTGGCTAAGAAATAGCCGCGATGGACTAATTGTATTACTCCGCAAGAAAAACGTGCCTAAAGCGATTATAAACACCTTCACGAAGGCCGCAGACATAGTATATAAGCAGATGGGTGCGGAGCCGGATGAAATATCAGACGATATACTGAAGGCGGCCATAAAACTGGCCACTCAAAACTTCACCAACCTTACCCAGACGATAGGCATGGTGGACCCCTTTGGTGTAGCACTCCCCATGCAACAGGCATATAGGTCCTGTACCGACTATGCTTTTAAGATGGTGCTATCAGGAGCGCAGAGCTACCAGCAGGCATGCTATGAGGCGAGTAAAAACCTTATAGACCAAGGCGTGAGGGTGATAGATTACGAATCCGGACGGCATACGTCAGTTGACGCGGCCATAAGGCGGAACATCTTTGGCGGCATGGGTCTGATGGTCGAACAGCTTGAAGAGCATTTGCACGACCAGATGGGCGCAAACGGATGGGAGCTATCAGCGCATGAAGCATGCGCCAAGGACCACGAGCCATACCAAGGCAGACAGTTCACAAATGCACAGTACGAAAGACTTAACGGGACCGCGACCAGTCCGGGAATCCTTAAGAGGCGCATAGGTACACTGAATTGCAAGCACATAGCTTTTCCGGTAATCCTAGGCGTACAAAAGCCGATATACTCCCAAAAGGAGCTTGCAGACATGCGGGCGCGGAATCGCGCAGGCGTGACCTTTGAGGGCAAGCACTATACCATGTACGAGGCAACGCAGATGCAACGCCAGATTGAACGGGCGATAAGGAATCAGAAGCGCAGGATAACAGCTTTTGAGCAGTTGCCGGGACAGCAGGACAAGCTCAGGGCGGCGCGGATAAAGTACATAGCACTTAGCCGCAAGTACAAAGAGTTCTCAAGTGTAGCCGGCCTAAGGACGCAAGACGCAAGGCTGTTGGTCGAGGACTTTGGTCCCAGTCAGGAAAGAAGAGCATACCAAGTTGAACAGAGTGCATAAAGCACTTTTTTCATACAATCAAACGCGAGGCGGGCGCGTATATGTCCGCCTTTTCTCATGTCGCGGAAGACGCGGGATATAAATCACTTTGGAGGAAACATGAAAGACATTTACAGCATCTTAAAGGACGCAGGCGTTGAAATCGCAGAGGACAAGAAGGAGGCTTTTCAGAAGGAGCTTTATTCCAACTATAAGTCCGTTGCAGAGTTCAGCCAGAAAACAGACCGCATCAAGGAGCTTGAAGGTCAGGTCAGCACAGCTCAGGCCGGAATCGCAGAAGCGACCAAGAAGCTTGAAGCTTACAAGGACGTGAACGTTGATGACCTTAAGGGTCAGATAAGCAAGCTCACAAAAGACCTTGAAGACAAAGAGACCGCATGGCAGGCCAAGGTCGCAGGGATGGAGTTCGACAGTGCCATAGAAAAGGCCATAACAGGAGCCAAGGGCAAGAACGCCAAGGCTATCATGGCACTTCTTGACATGGACGGACTCAGAGCATCTAAGAACAGAGACGCGGACGTTAAGGCGGCCATAGAAGCAGTAAAGAAAGACAACGACTATCTGTTTGAAATAGAACAGAAACCCGCCAGTTATGCAGGAGGCACCGGTACAGGCGCACACCAGAAGGGCGGGACAAGCAAATGGGGAGATGCCAACGCAACAGCTTTTGCGCGTGGCATGGGCCTCAAGATTGAATAAGGGCAAAGGCCCAGAAAGGTAAAACCTATGTCTATTGTTTTAGCAAAGAATTATGTTAGCGCACTTGACGAGGCGTACAGATTCAGCTCTCTTACCTCCGTTCTGGACGGAGATGACAGCCTTGTAAAGGAAGGCGCAAACGCAGGCGAAATCATGGTCCCGAAGCTCTCTCTTCAGGGCATGGCCACTTACAGCAGAAGCACCGGATACGTTGGCGGCACCGTTGACGTTGCATGGGAGACCGTTGCCGCAGATTATGAGCGCGGCAGAAAGTTCAGCGTTGACGTTCTGGACGACGAAGAGACCAGAAACGTTGCGTTTGGCAAGCTGGCCGGTCAGTTCATCAAGCACAAGGTCGCTCCGGAAATCGATGCTTACAGAATCGCTAAGATTGCAAGCACCGCTTCCATCGGCGGCACCACCGGTACCCTTAGCTCCGGCGCAGATGTAGTCACCGCGCTCCGCGCCGCCGCTTCCGCTATGGATAACGCCGAAGTCCCCTATGAGGACAGAGTGCTGTTCATAACCCCGGCTCTTCTGGGCCTTGTTGAAGACCTCGACACCACCAAGAGCAGGGCCGCTCTGGATTCCTTCTCTCAGGTCGTAAAGGTACCGCAGACCAGAATGTACACCAAGATTACGCTGTACGATGGCACCACCTCCGGACAGGAAGCTGGCGGATACATCAAGGACGCTACCAGCGGCAAGGACATTAACTTCCTCGCAGTACACAAGGAAGCTGTATGCCAGTTCCACAAGCACGCGGCCCCGAAGATTATCCCGCCCGAAATGAACGCAGACAGCGATGGATACATCTATGCTTACAGACTTACCTCTATTTGCAAGGTGTATGACAACAAGCTTGCAGGCGTTTATTGCCACCATAAGTCTTAATCAGTCTCCCAGAAAGGAGGCTAATTATGGCTATTGACAGCAGGCTTTTAGCATCTGAATCTGAAGCTCAGATTGACGAAAACTTTAACCGTATCCTCGCACTCATAGACGCAGGACCGGCCACATTCACCGTAACTTTTAACAGTGACGGCGGCAGTGAGGTCCCGTCTCAGAAGGTCGTAAAGAACATGCCTTGCGTACAGCCGACAGACCCGACAAAGGAAGATTACACCTTTACCGGATGGTTTAAGGGTACGTCCACAACGGCATTTGATTTTTCGACCCCTATTACGGCCAACATAACACTTAAGGCCAAATGGGAAGCGGAAGCGGCGGAGGCATAAGGACTAGCACAAATGGCGGATTATAATTTTTACGTTGAAAACTATCACGGCAACTCAATAGCAGAAGAGGACTGGGAAAGACTCTCCGCAAGAGCAGAAGAGCGCATTGTCAGGTACGAAAACATATACAGTGTGACGTACTTTGACCTTGCAAACGGACGCAACATGGCCATTTGTGCATTAGCGGAGACAGTTCAGGCACTAGACACTATTCAGGGAAACGGCGCAGTCGCGTCTGTGTCCGTTGGAAGTGTCAGCACAACGTATGCAAACGCGGGCGGTTCAGGCGCAAGTTTGGACCGTTCCGCGCTGGCTACACTTAGGACGTATGCGGACATATACAGAGGTAACTGATGGGACCGAATTATACAAAGCTTTTCAAGCAGACGATAACTGTATATGACAAAGACACCTTTGCAAAGACCGTATATAAAAGGGCCTTCTTTGATTTTAAGAAGGTCCAGAACGTTGATAAGACCGGCTCACATGAGGCCAACGGTTCTTTGATAGTCGTTCCGGGCGCGTCACAGCCTTTTAAGGTCGGTGACAAGGTTTATGCAGGTGTCGGTCCAGACATAGCAGACAGGGCGGCATGGAGTTCATTCATACCGGCCAAGGTCGCTGGTCTGGTCGTTGTGAAATACGTTGACCCTAAGTATTACCAAGGCGTACTGGTCCACTGGGAGGCGGGCGGATGATAGTTCGCATCAACATCCCGTCAGCGGATGAGCTTACAAAAAAACTAGGGATTAACAAGACGGGGCAGGCCCAGCTTTTCCACACCATGAACATATACAGGCACATGCTTCCTTATATGCCGATGGAAACGGGCATGTTTTCCACAAAGCAGACAAGGGTATCGTCTCCCACGATGATTACCACCAACGCGCCGCAGGCGTATTATCTGTATTACGGAAACAGGATGGTCAACGCAAAGACCGGAAAAGGCCCGGCTTATATCCCCGGTGTAGGCTACCGCTGGCCGCGTGGGGCAACTTTGGTGCCAACGTCTGACCCTCTTAATTACACCACGACATTCCATCCGCTTGCGGGTCCGTTCTGGGACAAAAGGATGGTTGCCGCAGAGGGTAACGTGATAGCAAAAGAATTAAAGGACTATATAAGGACCATAAAATGACGCATCTTGAGATGATAAAAAACTGGATAGCGACCTATCCGGATTATAACATTCTGTCTGAGTTCTCCGTTGATTACACAGACCAGATACCCAACAACGGCGGCATTTTCCCGGCAGGCCTCTCTGAGGTCTCAAGAAGGACCGACATTCTGGGTAACGTGACCGTAAGCAATCAGGAAAACTTTGGCATCTATGTTATCTTTGAAAAGTCTCCGGGTGATGCAGTGGCGGCAGAGGCCAATCAAGACTGGATTTCCGGCTTCCAAACATGGGTGCAGGAGCAGTCTGTCACAGGCCTTGCTCCGGTCTTTGGAGACATACCCTATACCGAGCGTGTGACAGCATCTTCCGGGGCCTTGTATGCGGCTTCTGACGAGGGTCTGGCAACTTATATGGTACAGCTAACAATCAATTACACAAAGAGGTATTAAACATGGCAGACATGACTTTTAACACAGCTTCCGGTGCTGTTATCGCCCGTAAGATGTACGTCCTTTACCTCAATACCGGCACGACTTCTACACCTGTTTGGAGTCCGGTAGGAAAGAGGGTCGAGGACAGCTCTGCTGAATATGACTGGGCAGAAGAGTCCAAGGTCGACATTTTTGGTGAGACCTATACGACCATAAAGGCTCCGGTTATCACTCAGAGCTTTGACCCGTGCGAGCTTGACGCTGGCGATGCGGCTCAGGTCAAGATTTGGAATCAGGCCATAAAGGACCAAGATATTTCCGCGATGACCAGCAACGACATGCTTCTGGTCCATCTGTACGCAGGAACCGCCAATACCGCGATGTTTGCGGAGAGGTATTCCGCATGCGCGGTCAAGCCGTCTTCTATAGGCGGAAGCGCGACTGTTGACATGCCGATAGACGTGACCTTTGGCGGCACCAGAACACAGGGTACCGCGGCCATATCTAACGGCGTTGTAACTTTTACGGCGGCGGCATAGTTAAGGCGACCTATGCCGCAAACGGCGGGACCGGTCAGGTACCGGCTCCGGCGTATGCCACTGTAGGGCAGACGATAACCGTTGTGTTCAGTCCGGCACCGACAAAGAGCGGAAAGACCTTTAGAGGCTGGTCCACCAACAGCTCGGCAACGTCCGCGACCTATACGGCCAGCGGGACAAAGACGTTCACAGCGGCTAATGACGTGACGCTTTACGCTGTATTCACATGATGATAGGGGGCGGGCAACCGTCCCCTTGCATTTTAGGAGGAATAAATGAACAATCTTGATTTTAACAGCGGGGTACAGGTCTATAAGGTCAACGGAGGCGCGGAGATTTCTTTTAATCCCACAGATACAGACTTTATAGAAAGACTCTATAACACGATGGGAGACCTTGAAAAGGCCTCTTCTGACTTTGAGAAAAGGGCCGGAGAGATTACCGAGGATGACCCTGTAAATGCGTTCAAGCTTGCCAATGAAAAGGACCAGCTTTTCAGGGAAAAGATTAACGCTCTTTTTCCGGAAGAAGACGTATGTTCAGCCATGTTTGGCCGGATGCACATGGACGCTTTTACGGATGACGGCCTTCCTTTATGGGCCAATTTCCTCCTTGCGGTCCTTGATGCTTGCGGCGGTGTAGCATACGACAAGCTCCTTGCCAAGGGCAACACAAAGATAAACAAGTACCTTAACAAGTACAAGAAGACAAAGAAATGAATTACAACCTCCCGAAGTCAGTGGAATTAAACGGCAAGAGGTATGCCATACGGACTGATTACAGGGTGATTCTTGATATATTTGAGGCCATGAACGACCCGGACCTTACAAACGAGGATAAGGCCGTTGTGGTATTAAATATCTTTTATTGCGACCTCCCTCCGTATGATACATGGGAGCAGGCATTAAAGGAGTTTGTACTGTTCGTGAACATGGGCGAGGACGAGCCAAAAAGGGTGCGGCCAAAGCTCATGGACTGGTCCCAAGACTTTAACTATATCGTGGCCCCGGTCTCAAGGGTCATAGGCAAGGATGTCCGCGGCATAAAGTATTTGCACTGGTGGACCTTCCTTAATGCCTTCTTTGAGATAGGAGAATGTACCTTTTCACAGATAGTATCCATCCGCGATAAAAAGCACAGAGGCAAGCAGTTGGAGAAATGGGAAAAAGAGTGGTACAGAGAACACAGAGAGCTAGTTGATTTTAAGACGGCATATTCAGAAGCAGAGCAAGACCTTCTGAAGCAGTGGGGTGTTTGATGGCAGAGATTAACTTTTCTACAGGACTGGACTTAACACAGCTTGAAAAGGACCTGAATACGGCAAGAAAAGCTGTTGAAAAGCTGAAGGCGGAATACGAAAAGAAGAGCGCGGGACTTAGCGCGGACTCTGAAGCTCTTGAGGTTCAGGCGGCTCAGATTGAGGCACTGAAGCAGAAGATAGCAGAGTACAAGAGAATTATGGCCGCAGGCGCGGCGGGCGGGTTCGAGAACTTTGAGGCCGCCTTCAACGCGCTCCCAAAGGCGGAGCAAGAGCTGGCCGAGATGGAAAAGTCGTATGACAAAGCTCTTGAAAAGAATATAAAGATGGGAGAGTCCGTTGAACAGCTTGCCGCAGATTTGCAGGCCGCAGAGCAGAGGGCGGAAGAGCTGTCCCGCGCAACAGAGGCGGCACGCGGAGCGAGTGCAGGTACGAGCGAAGGCTTTAAGAACGTCAAGAAAGAAGTTGAAAAGGCGGGAAACCGTATAAAGCGGATGCTCCAAAACATGTTCCTGTTTTCCGTTATTTCCAAGATGCTCCAAAGCGTCAAGTCTTACTTTTCTGACGTACTCAAACAGAATAAAGAATTATCCGCGGCAGTAGGACAGCTCAAGGGCGCATTTGCGACCCTAGCAACGCCTATTATAAACGCGGTACTACCGGCACTTATCGCCATTGTAAACTGGGTGACAAAGGCGGCTACAGCTATTGCTCAATTCATAGGTTTGCTCACCGGAAAATCCCTTGCAGACATGCAAAAATCAGCGAAGGCTATGAATAAGGTGGCCGGGGGAGCAAAGAACGCGGCAAAGAGCATGGCCGCCTTTGATACCGTCCAGACGCTTGGCAACAATTCCGGTGGTGGTGGCGGAGGCTCAGACCTTGCCGCGACATTCAATCAGGCACAGCTTACCAATCAGGAGCTTTTCAATACGCTTACGACCCTTGGTGGAATCATAGGAGCTTTGATAGCGATTAAGGCCATGACCGCGGCGGAGCTGGGGTTTGGTCCCATCTTAGGCGTTGTGATGGCGATAGCTGGAACGATAACCTTTATTCAGGGTTACTTTGACGCATGGAAGAAGGGCATCGACTTTAAGAATCTGACGAAGATGCTTGGCGGTGTTGCGGCGGCTCTTGTTGGTCTGGGAATCGCATTTGGCGGCACGGCTGTTGCGATAGGCGCAGTCATCGCCGGTGTAGCACTCCTTATCCTAGGCTTTAAGGACCTCTTTGAAAACGGAGTAAAGCTTGAAAATGTCACCACGATAGTCGTGGGACTCGCGATGGCTATAACAGGCCTTATCGCAACGGGGAACACGATGCTCGCGGGCGTTCTTGCGATAGTCGCTGGCGTGACGCTGTTTATTAAGTCTCTTAAGGACGCGATAGAGAACGGCACAAATCTGGCGAACACTCTTGGCATGGTCGCGGGAATCATCGCAACAGGTCTTGGTATAACGCTTCTTACCGGCAGTCTGATACCGCTTCTTGTGAGCGCGATTCTTGGAATCATCGTTGCCATTACATCCGTGGGCGGAACATTCCAACAGCTTGTCGAAGGTGTCAAACAGCTCTTTGGCGGCCTGATAAAGTTCATCACGGGCGTATTTACCGGAGACTGGAAAAAGGCATGGGAAGGTGTTAAAGACATCTTCAAGGGCATATTTAATATAATAGCGTCAATCTTTGGCGGTATTGTAAATGCCATTATCAAGGGCCTTAACTGGGTTATAGGAAAGCTGAATAAAATATCCTTTACGGCTCCGGACTGGGTGCCGTTTATAGGCGGAAAACACTTTGGCGTAAATATATCGACCATACCGCTTTGGAACGTACCACAGCTTGCTCAGGGCGCGGTGATTCCTCCCAACAAAGAGTTTATGGCGGTCCTTGGAGACCAGAAAGCAGGCACAAATATTGAGGCTCCGCTTGATACTCTTGTTGCGGCCTTCAGACAGGTCGTAGGAGAGGGCGGTCAGGAGATAACCGTCAACTTCACCGGCTCGATGGCTCAGTTTGTAGCGATGCTCGATAAGGAAATAACCGTTTCCAGAAGGAACAGAGGTATATAAATGGCACAAAACGCATTTTCAATAGACGGTGTGTATTATGACGTAATAATCCCGCAGGACGGAATCGAAAGGTCTTTTCAGATACTCGATGACGATACCGCGGGAAGAGTTCTGTCCGGTGCCATGCAGAGGTCTATCATAGGAACGTATTATAACTATAAGATTGAGCTTGATACGTCCCGTATGAGCAAGGCTGAGTATGACGATATGTATGAGGTTATATCGGCTCCGGAAGATTTCCATGAGCTGATAGTACCGTTTGGGCAGACTACATTCGTGTTCGATGCGTACATTACGTCAGGCACAGACAGGTTGCAGTCGATAAAGACAGATGGCAACACTTGGCATGGACTTACTCTTAACTTTATAGCACTTGAACCGGCGGTGATTTAATGCAGACCATAGGCGGAGATTACAGCACAATAATATCCGGGCAGTATAAGATAGACACGCACTTTATAATCGATGGCGTTACATACACCATGTCAGACGTTAAAAGCGCGTCTATTGACGGTATGCTTTTTCAGGAGCTTGGAATAGGTAATGCTATGACAAGGACCCTTAAGTTAAATCTTAAGGGGACTCCAAATATCCCTAGAGGCGCGACCATACAGGTCCAACAGCAGGTATTTAACAAGGACTATCCGCTAGACTGGACCAACACGAGTCAGATGGTACCAAAGGGTACCTTTTTCATTTCCAAAAGGAATGTGAACAGAAAGGCCAACGTCACGGAAATCACGGCTTACGATGCCATGAACAAGATGGACGTGCCTTACATGGAATCCGGTGACTTGGTAACAAAGACCGCAAAGGCTGTTGTTGAGGATATATGCACAGACGTTAGCGTGACGCTTAACACGGCCACGGCCACGGTCCTTAATGACGGGTACCTGATAAGCTCTCCGCCTGTTATGGGCGAAGAGGGTACCACTAGGCGGCAGATGCTTCAGCAGATAGGCATCCTTTATGGCGGCAACTGGACCATAACGGATGATGGCAAGCTTACGCTTATTCAGCTCGCGGCTACACCTACGCCAACGGTGGTAGGAAGCAGGACCGGCTCTTGCATCAATCAGGCTCCGCTCTCCGCAATAGATAGGGTGAAGCTTATCAACGGCAACTCCGCTTTTGAGTCTGATGACTTTAGCACTCTCACGGGCGCAGTGCTAATCTGTAATTCAAACTATGCCAGCGCGGACAACGCTAACAGGGTCCTTGCAAAGGTTGAGGATTACGTTTATCAGCCGTATGAAGCGACCAGAGCTTACGTTGAACCGGCGGCGGGTCTGGGTGATAGGGTGACGATTTACGGCCTTACATCCGTGATTGCAAGACAGGCCATTACAATATCTAGGACATGTCCTTCTGATATAGGCGCGGACTATGAGGGCGAAGAGGATGACGAATACAAGTATGTCCCTCCTGTTGAACGTGAGATAGTGCAGTCAGAAGCTCGCTCGCAGGCAAGCATATCTGTATTGGAGCAGAGCATAGATAGCCAAGTATCGCAGATAAACGAAACGCTGAACGGCGAAAACGGCGTAGTACAGAGCATATCAAATCTTCAACAGACGGCAAACAGTTTTACGCTGACGCTGACGAACATAAACGCAGACCTTACCGAAATGCAACAGTACCTAACTTATGAGAATGGGGTGCTGACATTAGGCGAAACAGGAAGTCCGTTCAAGGCTCAACTTGACAATACGCAACTTGCGTTCGTGCAGAACGGCAACATCGTAGCGTATGTATCAAACAACAAACTGTATATAACAAACGCAGAAATAACCGACAACTTGCAGATAGGCAAGTACCAATGGATAACGCAGAGTGACGGCAGAATGTCCTTGAAATGGGTGGGATAAATGGCAACAAGCGGTACTTTACAACTTAACCCCAACACCTATACGACAGACGGCGCACCGAACAGGGCAGACATAAATTGGTCGGCTACTTGGAACAGTAGCACGCTCCAATGGTCTGTATCTTGGAACGCAGTTGCGGCAGGTAATACCAACTCTTATTGGGTAACGATATTCAGCGGAACTGTAACATTCACGGACGCAAACGGAAATGTCCTTGACACAAAGAGTATGGCGGCGCAAGTCCCGAAAGCGAGGGGCGGCGACCAACTCTTGTCGGGCAGTTTTGTAGTCGGCGTTGATAGTCTTGGAAATCAAACGCTGAACATCAGCGGACGCTTCCAAATAGAGTACAACGGAAGCGGAAGCGATAACGCAGGTACATCTAAAGGGTCGGGCAGTTATGCTTTAGACCAAATGGCTATGGCTTCAACCTTTACGGTAACTTCTACCACGGTTGGAGCAAGCGGCGGTGCTTCCACAGTTAGTATCTCCCGAAGAAGTCCGTCCTACACGCATAGCGTGACTTGGAAATTAGGCTCTTATACCCATACCGAAACAGGCGTAGGAACGAGCGTGACATACACGATACCTGCGTCTTGGCTGAACGCAATACCAAGCAGTCCTAACGGTGTTGGGTCTGTAACGATACAGACCTACAACGGCTCAACTCCCATAGGTGGAGAAGTCGGACCTGTGCAGTTCTCTGTTACGGCGGCGGTGTACCCAAGCATAGGCTCGTTTACATCTGCTCCAAGAGGGGCGGCTTATACCGCACAGATAACGAACTACACCACAACCTATGTATCGGGATATTCAACGGCTCTGCTGACGGCTTCATCTTGTTCGGGTGCGTATGGCTCGTCCATTAAGCGATACGACTTCTATCAAAGTGGCGCACTCATAGCACAGGCTTCCTCGTCCGCTTCTTCATATTCATACGAAACAGTCAACCCTGTTAGCGGTAGTGAGATACGGTTCACGGTTGTCGTAACAGACACAAGAGATAGGCAGACAAGCGCAAATGTGTCTGTAAGTCTTCGCCCTTACGCTACACCGACATTCTCATCAGCAAATGCTTATAGGTGCAACAGTAGCGGAACGGCGACCAATGACGGAACATATGTCAAGGTAGAAGCGACTGCGGTTGCGACACCGAGCGAGAACAGTATCGTGTCGCTGACATTTGCAGAAAAGCCGACCACATCAAACACTTGGAGCAACGAAATCAGTATTGCGAGTTATCCCATAACGGGCGGCTATGCCAACACCTCGTCTTATGATGTACGCATAAAGGCAACCGACAAACTTGGGCAGACCTCTTACCGCTACTTCACTATCCCTACTGCGGAGTACACAATGGACTTCAAGGTTGGTGGCAAGGGCGTGGCGTTCGGTAAAGTAGCCGAAACGGACAACCTTGTGGATAGCAAGTGGAACATCAAAGCACCGTTCTTTGAGGGCAACAGAGCGTTCACTCGTGAACTTACATCTGCCGATGACCTTAACAACATCAAGGATTTCGGTTGGTACTACGAGCCGAGCGCAGGGGCAACATATATGCCTGCAAATGTGCCGAGCGGTTTTACAGGAGCGTTCACTTTAGAGGTCTATCCCGCAACAGGTAACTATGTAAATAGTGGTGCGTGGGTATATATAACGCAGAGATTAAAACCGTTCAACACCATACAATACTACGAACGGTTTGTTTATACAGACGGCAACGGTGCGTGGTATTACGGCGGTTGGGGTTTATTACCCGATGACGCAAGCGCAACAAAAGGTGGCTATGTCAATACAATAGCGCAGACATTCGCAGGAAGTAAAACATTCCAAGAAATAATTAACGCTCAAGGTTTTCGTGGTACATCGCAAAACGCAAATGCTCAAACAATAATACAACCTGTTGGTTTCGTTGAATATGCAACAATAGGCGCACAAGATGTTTTAGACACAAACACCGTCACAAAATTGCTTCAATGGATAACCGCAAATTATCCAACAAGAACTCGTGAAACAATTTTCGTTGGGACGCTTGCCGCAGGCTCATCGCATATGTTCGCACTAATGCCTTACGACACAAGCATTGTATCGGGCGGCATACCGCAATATAGCGTTGGGATTGACATTACCTTTAATCACACTTATTTGTTCGGCTCGTTCGGATATAGTCCTTATCTCTATACAACTTACTGATTAGGAGCAAACCTATGTATATCGTAATTGAACTACAAACAAACAACGGCAAGACGGCGAACATCGTCAACGCTTACGCAGACCTCAACACCGCCTTTAACAAGTATCACTCTATACTTGCGGCGGCGGCAGTTAGCACCGTTGAAGTCCACACCGCCGTCATTCTTAACGAGGTCGGCAACACAATAGCAAGCGGTCACTTCGCACACGCTAAAGAAACCGAGGTGGAAGAATAATGGAACAGGTCACTTCGCTCCAAGTTTTCGTGGCAATACTTGGGAGCAGTTTACTGACTACCGTCTTCGGCAAGGTCTTTGACTACATAACGCACTCCAAGAAGACCACCGCTATACTTCTGCTCTCCGCTCTTGAACACCTTTGCGACAAAATCTTGCGTCAAGGCTTCCGTACCCAAATGCAGACGCTCCGTCTTCAAGAAATGCAGGCACAGTATGAAAAGTTCGGGGACGGCTACGCAAAGGCTCTTGTCGCTGACGCTATGAAAATGCCCATTAAAACAGAGGAGGAAATCATTAAATGATAACTTACACAACTCCGGCATTACACCTGACTGTTGAGGGAAAGCTCCTTACGCAGGACCATGATGTGCGAGTCACGATAGTTCAGGGGTCCTATAAGCTGACCAAGAAGGGAAGCGACCTGACCATCACCGCGGGGCAGACCGATACTGAAATCGTCTTTGCGCTTACGCAGGAGGAAAGCGGCCAGTTCAAATGGAACAAAGCTTGCGAAATACAGGTCAACTGGATAGACCAGAACGGTGTCCGCGAGGCCACTGAGATAGGTGAAATAGATGTAATGAAAAACCTCCTAGACGAGGTGATTACTCATGGCAATTAAACTTAAGGTCCAAGACACAACAGTACGTCTCAAAACTGTTGATGATACGGTCAACTTCAAAACAGAGACGGGGATTCCTATTTACCCACCGTCTTATACCGGGGAGACCTCAATAACGCCTACAGAAAGCGAGCAGGTCCTTGAGACTAGCGGCCTTATGATGACAAATAATGTCACCATAGCACCGATACCAAACAATTACGGCCTCATAACATGGGACGGCACCAAGATAACAGTATCATAAGGAGAATAAAATGGCCAAATCAGTAGTAATAAGGGGCGTGGTGTACGCGGATTGTCCGGCGGTAGATATTCCGCTTAGCTCAGGGCAGGGTGACGCGACATTTATTGACACGTCTGATGCGACTCTTGAAAGCGGCGCAAGCATGCTTAGCGGAGTGACAGCTTACGCAGGCGGAACGAAAATCACCGGCTCCATAGAAAGCAAATCCTCAAGCGACCTGACCGCATCCGGCGCGACTGTAACGGTCCCGGCGGGATATTATGGGTCTCAGTCTTCAAAGGCCGTTTCCAGCGGAAGCGCAACGGCTCCGGCTACAATAAGCGGAACGTCCGCATCCGTATCAACAGGAACGAACACTATTACCCTCTCCAAGACCGTCTCTGTAACTCCGGCAGTATCCGCGGGGTATGTATCAAGCGGAACAGCAGGAAATAGCTCGGTCAGTCTCACGGCCAGCGTGACCACAAAGGCCGCGGCTACAATAACGCCGGGAACGACAAACCAGACCATAGCTTCAGGGACCTATCTCACAGGTACTCAGACAATATCCGGAGACGCAAACCTTAAGGCCGCAAATATAGTAGCTGGCAAGAGCATCTTTGGCGTATCCGGGTCCGCACAGATTCCTGTTATATCTCAGGACGCAACGACAAAAGTATTAAGCATCTCATAAGGGGGTGGAATCGTGTCTCAATCGATTACCCTTTGGGGGGCCTCATATACTCAGGTCCCCGGTATTGAATTACCCAAAACTGGCGGCGGCACAGCGACCTTTACGGACGTGACGGATACAACAGCAGCGGCGGCTGACGTAGCAAGCGGTAAATACTTCTACACTTCCGCAGGTGTTAAAACGCAAGGTAGTTTATCTTTTAGCACGATATATACAGGCTCGTCCGCTCCTACATCATCGCTTGGAAACAATGGCGATATATATTTACAGGTGTAAGTATGGCTACTGCAACACTAATACCGAGTTCATATTATGTAAGTTCGTCAGTTTTAACTCTAACAAACGAGGACAATATGTATGCCGATACATCAAGTACGACATACGCAACGCTGACAAATACAGAGAAAAGTACAAGTTATTATTACTTTTATCTGCGAGGTTTTAACATCGGCGACATTCCTGCGAATGCAGATGTCAGTTCATTTACAGTCAAACTGCGTGGCAGAGCGTCGGGGGCTTACAATTCTGCGATGTACCTCTGCCACGGAACAAGCACAATTTCCAACGCTACGGCTACTCAAATCCCGAACTCATCATCGGAAACAACGAGGACATTTGCAAACGGCAATCTAACTTGGGCGCAAATCGTGTCGTATGGTAGCGACTTCGGTATTCGTATCAACTGCCGCAGAAACGCAAGGAACACGCAGTCGCGTTACTACATCTACGGCGCAGAAATTGACGTAACATACACCGTGCCTGTTCCCACTTCTGAAAAACTCTACCTAAAAAGTGACGGCTCGTGGACGGAAGTGTCCAAAGCGTTCAAGAAAGTGGGCGGCGTGTGGGTGGAACAGACAGACCTAACAAACGTATTTGACAACGGAGTTAATTATCACTTCAATTCATAAAGGAGATTAAACAATGATTAGTAAAAAATGGTGGAAATACGCAGGAATTAGAGCGTTAAAGACCGTGTGCCAGACGGCTATTGCGAGCATTGGCACGGCGGCGGTTTTAAGCGAAGTAAATTGGATAGCCGTTGCAAGCGCAAGTGTCCTTGCAGGAATACTGTCCCTGCTGACAAGCCTTGCAGGTATTCCGGAAGTGGATAACGAGCCGCAGGTAGAGCCTGTCGAAGACGCTACACCGATACTGCCGGAAGACCTTACCGTTGAAGTGAAAAAAGAGGACATAGAGTAATGGCATACGAAATCGCGATGACGGCCAAGGAATACGTTGAAAAGCTGATGCACATCGCAAGTTTGGATACGGAATACAACAACTCTTTCCCGAAAAACCTCGGCTATTACCACTCAAACGGCAAGTTCTCATGGGATTGCTGGAACCTGACCCCGAAGACGATTATATGGGGATGGGAGGAAAAGAGGCAGGTGGGATATTATTGCTTTAATAAAGGCAAGTACGGCCTCTGGGATTTAGGCGGAACATCATTACTGGCCGCCTGCACCGAAGTATCCTCAGATTTTTCCCGTCTGACACCGGGAGAGTTTTTACTTACCCCTAACGGAGACCATGCAGGGGCCTACATAGGCGAATACCTCATCGATGGCAAGTGTGTCAACGTAATAGAGTGTACCGAGTCTTGGAAGGCCAAGAAGGTCACTTATTCTTACGTCTCTTCAAATGGACTCCGTTATCACTGGAAGGACGGAGCGCAGGCACCGACAAGATGGGGCAAGCACGGCAAGCTTCCGTGGATAGATTACACTGTTCAGCCGGAACCGCCGACACCGCCTACGCCGCCGGAGGAGCCGATTTACTATACCGTTGTCCGTGGCGATGCGCTTTACAAGATTGCCAACAGATTTAATGTTACCATAGCAGACCTTGTGAAGTGGAATAATATCGCAAACCCGAACCTTATCTATGTAGGTCAGAAGCTCATCGTGGGATGGAGCGATACGCCGGTCCCGCCAGAGCCGGAGAAGGTATATTACACGGTCAAACGCGGCGATAACCTTTCCAAGATTGCCGCCATGTACGGAACAACCGTCAGACAGCTTGTAGCTTGGAACAACATTAAGAACCCGAACCTGATTTATACCGGTCAGGTTTTGAGGGTAAAATAGCACACAGTAATCACGCGCTGTGTGATTCCTCCTTTATACCCGCCCCTTACCTCCGGGGCGGGTCTTTTTTTGTTGCATTTAGTGTTGCATTTGAGCATTTAGTGTTGCATTTTCGCATAAAAAGACATGCACAGACCTCAAAAGAAGTGAAGAAAAATACATAAACCTAAACCTCAAAACCCTTGCAATTTCAACGAAAAAACCCGCAACCTGTTGAAGTTGCGGGCATCCCCTATTTGGTAGTGCCTAGGGGAGTCGAACATTGAAAAATGCGTAATTTTCAAGTGTTCGTGGCATGTGCGTTGCATGCTTTTGTTGCATCAAGCTGTAAAAGGGTATTAAAGTAATCATCCACGGTCTCGTCAACGCGCTTTCGCTCTTCTGAAAACGTGTGTTGGTAGACCTTTTTCATTACAGACGGAGTGGCCCATCCGCCTCTTTCCATAGCATACTTATCCGGGATATTAAGCATGAGCATAATGGAAGCGTTTAAGTGCCTGAGCTGGTGGAAGGTGATTTGAGGGACCAGCTTGTTAAGCCGTCTTCTTATCTGATACTCGTATCGCATCTCGATAAGGTACTGGTCCGGAATCTTTCCGGCGCAGTAATCATCGTACTGGGTGGTCCTGCTTATCAGCTCCCGTATGTAGCCGGGCAGTGCCAGCACTCTATTCCGGGTCTCCACTTTGGCCTTCTTCTTGACCACAGGCCTTCCGTCCACGTCCACGACCACTTGGTCTATGTAAAGGCATCCATTCCTTATGGACGAAAACCTTAGACCTCTGACTTCAGACATAGACAGCGACAGCCACATGGCCAGCATGCAAGGAAGCTCTATGTCGCTCCCGCGGACCGCGTTTATCACTTCTTCTGCGCTAGGCAATTCTATGAACTTTGGGTCATCTTTCGGCAATTTCACGTCAAACGATATATGATAGGCCTTCAGAGAGGCTCTAATAAGGCCGTAGGCGTTACGAACATACTTAGGTGATACTTTTGTACCTCTGTCTGTAATCCGCCGCGATTCCGTGTTAATTGCGTCTTGTACGTCCTTTTGGGTAAGCGTTCTTATGTTCTGGTCCATCATGCTCTGGAACATGGTCCTTCTGAGCATCCTATAACCGGCCACAGTCGTAGGGGATAAGAACTCGCATCCAGCTATGTACTCATCGATGCAGTCACCAACGGTGGTGATTCTGCTCTGCGGTATGTAGCCGTCCCTCTTCAGCTTGGCGGCCATATACATCACATCGATTTTCGTGGGTGCTGTTATTCTTTTGTATATCCTTTTACCATTCTCGTCACAACCAATGTAAACTTGCATCGTCCAGTTGCCGGACTTCGTTTTCTTTGGTGTTGCCATTCCTTTCCTTTTCCTCTACCGATAAAGTGTCATCTTCGAAATGCCCGGACAATATATGCTCGACCTCATGTCTATAAGCCTCTATCTTATCCCGTTGCGATAGATTCTTGTTGATATAGATATTATAGTCACCGTTCTCGTCCGGGATGGTCCCTCCCTTTATATTGTGCGGCAGAGGGACCTGACGTATCAGTAGCTCGTTCATACATACCTCCTTTGCAAGAGCCATGATACCGTCTCCGCTGTACAAATGTATGTACTATCTTTGAGCTTTAAGAAACTCAAGGTACTCGGCGGCCTTCTTTATCTCCTCCGGCGTAGCCTCTTCAGCCGCCATGAACAGGACCCTGTTTTCCTCGTACACCTTTTCAAGCATCGCGGTCCGGCTTTCTTTGTCAAACCGCTCGACCAAATCCGCCTTGCTTATTCCAAACAGGTTGGCCATCTTTTCTATCTTATCTATGCGCGGATAGTACACTCCCTTACACCAAGCGCATACAGTCGTGTAGGGTACATCAATAGCGTGGGACAAGGCCTTCATGGTCATACCTCGCTTATCAAGAAACCTCTTGATATTTTCCGCCATTACAGCTTTATTTCCTAAGTCGCTCATTATGTCACCTCCTTGGTATTTCATACTATATAGTATAACAGCAGTTTTTTCAATAAAAACCGTAAAAAATTATCGAAAAACTGTTGACAATTCAGTTTAACTGTGATATTGTACACTCGCAAGGTACAGTTAAGCAGTACAGCAAAGGGGATAATAGAAATGACAAGAATATATCAGCAGATTAAGGATTACAAGTTTGATGAGGGTGCCAGAGACGGGCGCGTTGATTCAAACGAAGTATACACCACAAAATCAAGCTTCGGGACGCTTGAGAGAGCAATAGAGGATGCTTGGTGGTGGATAAACAGAACGGAAAAATGGATGGACACCTATCCGGTAAAAATCGTGGTAATCAACAAGGTAACAAAAGAAGTCCTTTGGACTTGGGTAAAGTAAATCAGAGCAACGGCCCGCAAGGGCCGGTAATGATACCAACGGCGGTTGCAAGTCCGCGAGTGAATAAGAAGGGATACATAAATGAAACTTTATTACGAAACAGTAAGCAAGGACCGGATAGGTAATAAGAGGTATTCGTACAGATGCACTGAAGAGTACGCAACAAAGGCGGCACTCAAGAAGGCAAAGCAGGGATGGATGCACGTCACAAAAGTCTGGTCTGAAGAACAGGCAAGCGACTGGGTAAAACAGAACGCGAAGGCATATTAAAGGGGGCCTACAGTGAGACTGAAGAAGATTAACGCCAAAGAAGCAAAGAGACTCACTGAAAAGCTGGGCCTCTGCTGGGGAGACGGAAGCCGCACATTCTATGCGACCAACGAAGAGGAAACGGAAGTCTGGGAGTTCGATTCAAAAGCGGAACGTGATGCCGCAGTCGAAGAGTAAAGGGGATACAACAATGGCATGTACAGTTATGAATCACTGGTATAGCGATGAGTGGTGCCGCGATAATCACGCAAGGACTCAGGAAGAGCTTCAACAGATAGCGGCGGAGATAAGAAAACACTGCAAGGTGGAACAGATTGCTCCGGTCCTCGGTCAGAGCGACACCGCAAACATCTGTACCATATATGTAAACGAAGGACTGGGAATAAAATACTGGGTCAAAGATACCTTTGGTCACATATCTGAGATAGACGAAGCAAGAAGTTATTAAGGGGGAGACTACAATGACAAAGGGTGAAATGGTGTATGAAATAGTCAGCAACACAACGTTCAGCGGACTGAACGAAAGGGACGTACAGTCGCTAGTAAGAAGAAACAGTAAGAGCAGAGTCGAAGAAGTGTACGCGGTATTTACAAAAGACAAAGAACACGCGAACGCATATTACTGGCTTCTGACAGCACCAACGATTTCAATATAGCTAGATGATGGACCGGAGCCGCTACATAAGCGGCCCGGCCAAGATGATAACAGACAGGAGGGAAGACAATGGCAATAACACTGAAGGCGGCAAGGGTGAATAAAAACCTGACTCAGAAGGAGGCGGCGAAGCTGATAGGAATATCAGAGCCAAGCCTAGCAAACTACGAGGCAGGGAAGACTTTTCCAAGCGTCCCGGTAATCAAAAGAATCGAGGCGGTTTATGGGGTCGCATACGCAGATATTATTTTTTTACCGGACAGTACAGTTTAACTGTACAGGAGGGAAGGAATGAAAGAAGCGGAGCTGATAGGCATTAAGGAAATAATGGCCATAACCGGAGTCGGCAGGCCGCTTGCGGAAAGGTATGCAAGGGACTGTGGACTGGCAAGGCCAAGAGTAAAAGGCGGAGCATGGAAGATTCCAAAGAACGCATTTATCCGGTGGATAGAAGGGGGAAAAGAATGAAGAGGTACAGACTGAACAAAGAAAAGTTCACGGAGTTCTTAGCTGGTGTTGCGGCACTGATTATATGGGAAGCCATGATAATAGCTCTTTTACTGAAGTTATAGGAGGTTGAAATGAGAACGATAAAAGGGCGAGAGCTACAGAGGGCCGGATATGTAAGGGAGTTTATCTTTACGGACACGAAGGCACTAAGCGCGTATCTCAGGACATTAAGGGGTAAGTGGTACATCTTAGACCAGACCATCATAGCTGATGGCCGCATAAAGGTCACGATAGTACAGCAGTACAACGGCGTTCCGGTTTGGGAGTTATAGGAGGAAGACATGACAGTTAAACAGTACAAGGAAATAAAGGGCCTGAGCAACAGGGAGCTGACGAAGGAGCTACAGGCGGTACAGCCGGAGCTGACGGAGCCGCTGGTGTCCCAGATGGTGAACGGAATCGTGGGGCCGTCAAAGGCGGTGGAAGATTATATGTCAGAGTGTGTTTATAAACAGTGTGACGCGGCCCGTATTGAGTCAATAGAGCAGTGGTGGGCAACTATACCGTTTGAAGAGGAAATGCGCTCAAATCCGCGATTTTCGACCTTGTACACGATGATAGCAGATGCCAGCAGAGAAAACCCGGCACTGTATCCCAGAATGGTCCACAAGACCGGCAAGAGCAGACGCGAGGTCCAAAGCCTTATATCTGAGATGCGCCAGCTAGGAGTCCCGATAGTGAGCTACACCGGACATGAGGGATTCTGGATGGCGCAGACCGAAAAGGACATGAAGGACCTTGTGGGGATGTACGAAAAGCAGGCGAAGCAGTCTTTGATGATAGCAAGCAGGCTAAAGAAGGTTTGTGGGGGGCAGATGACGTGGGCCGAAGAACGTGGATAGACAGTGGAATATGGTTTGAGACCAGACGGCTTACCGCGATGGAAAGGGATTTATACTTACACCTTTTAATCAACGGTGACGGCAATTCCGCAGGCTATTACAAGTTAAACACGGACCATCTGGCCGCAGATATGAAAGTCAGTCCGGAAGCGGCAATAGAGCTTTTGAAGAAGCCGACAAAGTTCTGGATGTATGACGAGGAAACAGAGCAGGTCCTTTTACCGAAGTGGACGAAGTACAACAGCGTGAAGGGACCTACACAACAGAAGAGGCTGAACGCGGACCTAGCACAGCTTACACCATGCAGATTACATAAGGAGTTTGTAAAGGCGTGGGTCGCATGTAACGGCATAGGGGCCGAAGAGCTTTTGGACCATAAGTTCAGACAGTATGAATAATAACTATCTCTTAATAAGAAATATATATATACCTTACCTCTTACCAATACCTTACCTTACCGGGGTATCGATGGGGTATCGATAGGGTATCGAGGGGGTATCAAGAAAGCGAGGAAGGAATGAAGGTAAAAGCATCCGGTAAAAAGTGGGTCAGAGTGATACAGGGACCGACAACAGCGGTGTTCAGGTATCAGGCAGAAAAGCTGGTGACGGCGGTCAGAATAATACACAAGGAGCCGAAGCCGGTACTGTTCAGAAAAGGAAGGAGACTGAGAAATGTGGAGATGTGAGTGGTGCGGTGCAGAGTTTGAGGAACCGGCCTACAGAGGATTCGTTGCGGTGTGTCCGTCTTGCAGGGAAGAGGATATTACCAACATAGATGACGAGCTGGAAGAGTGTGAGTGCTGTGGGCAGAAGGTCAAGGAGACCGATGCGAGCGGAGTGTGTGAGGATTGCGGCATAGAGCTTTGGCGGATATGGGACGAGGCTGTAAACGAGGCCATGAAACTGAACGAGTCGTGGGATTACACCAAGGCCGAAACGTTCTTAAAAGAGTATTTCAAGAGTGTATGGAGGGACGAGTAATGACTTTTGCGGAGCTTCAGAAAGCTAATGACACGATAAGGACAACCAATATCAAGGGCAAGGAATATGCCGAAGTGAATCAGAGGATAAAGGCGTTTAGGATGTGCTATCCGGAAGGGACCATCGCTACAACGATGATAAGCAATGAAGGCGGAGTGTGCATCTTCAAAGCCGAGGTCTATGGAGGCGGAGACGGTAATGCGGTCAACCTTCTGGGTATAGGACATGCTTACGAAAAGGAAGGGTCCACCAATATCAACAGAACGAGCTACATAGAAAACTGTGAGACCAGCGCGGTAGGAAGAGCATTAGGCATGGCTGGCTTTGGCATCGATACGTCAGTGGCCAGCGCAGAGGAAGTGCAGAACGCGATAATGAATCAGGAAATCATCGAGCATGTACCGCTTGCACAACAGAAGGTTCAGGCGAACAACGTGGCGGCACTTAAGGCTTTGATAGAAGAGACCAATTCAGACCCGGATGCGCTTAAAGACTATTACGAGGTAAAGGCCTTTGAGGACCTTACCTTAAGTCAGTGGAAGCAGGCTATGGATATTCTTACGAGGCGCAAGAGTGTCAAGTAGGATTCCGGAAAAAGTCAGGCAAGCTGTTCTGGAAAGAGATTCCTTTGACGGGTGTCCGTGCTGTATATGGTGCGGCCATCCGTCACCGGAAGGAAGAGGACTACACCTTCACCATGTTGTGCGAAGGAGTCAGGGCGGCAAGCACGAAGTAGGTAATCTGGTCACGTTGTGCTTTAAGTGCCACATGGCCTTACACGATGGGGACCACGAGATAGAAGAGTACGTCAAGGATTATTTAGGAGGAACACATGACACTTTATGAGATAAATCAGGCCATACAGGACCTTTACGAGAGCATGGTCGACCCTGAGACCGGAGAGGTCAGCGAGGACTTTGATAAACAGCTTGATTTGCTGGATATGGCCAGAGGCGAAAAGATTGAGAACATAGGTCTTTGGATTAAGGACCTGAAAGCGGAGAGCGCGGCCATAAAGGTCGAGGCTAAGAAACTTGCCGAAAGAGCAAGGGCCGCAGAGAACAAGGCCGAGAGGCTTAAGAGCTATCTGGACTACAACCTGAGAGGGGAGAAGTTCAGCACACCGAAGATAGCGATTTCCTTTAGGAATACGAAGTCGGTGGACGTTGAGCCGGATGCGTGGATGTTCTTACCGGATAAGTACCTTAGAAGAACAGACCCGGAGCCGGATAAGAGGGCAATAGGAGATGCGCTTAAGGCAGGCGAAAAGGTGCCGGGGTGCAGACTCGTTGAGGATAGGTCAATCATAATCAAGTAGGAGGAATGACATGAACACAGTACAGCTTATAGGCAGGCTTACAAGAGACCCTGAAGTGAGGTATTCACAGGCAGGAACAGCATTTGCAAACTTTTCCATAGCGATAGACCGCGGCAAGGATAAGGAGGGGAATGATAAAGGCGCGGACTATCCCAATATCGTATGCGTTGGAAAGACGGCAGAGCTGGTCGAGACGTACCTTACGAAGGGGAGACAGGTCGGCATTATCGGCAAGATTCAGACCGGTTCTTACGAAAAGGATGGCAAGAAGGTCTACACAACGGAGGTCTTTGCGGACCGGATAGAGTTCTTGGGAAGCAAGACCGAAGAAAAGAAAGAAGAGCAACAGCCTATACCCGGCTTTGCACAGCTCACAGATGATGATATTCCGTTCTAGGGAGGAAAGAAATGAACATAACTTGGTGCAATACCAGACCGTCCGCGGTAATGAGGGCAGACGTATCCATCAGCCTTGTTGCGAACAAGGAAAAGCTTAACATCCGCATCAGCGGCGGAGCGATGGCTACAAAGTTTAAGAACGCTGAGAAAATCTGCATCGGCTTTGATGATAACAATTCCGTTCTGGCCTTTGCTCCGGGAAACGTCTCCGGGTTTAAGGTCAGAAGGAACAAGGATAACAGCGCCACTATGCTGGTCTCTGTTGCCCATGTCGAGGGACGCGTCAAGCCGCATGAGCTTTGCGGCGAATACTATCTCAAGAAGGACGAGGGCGGATTCTATTACATAAGCATCGGCGCACTTTGTCACAGGAGCTAACTGGGAGGAATGGGCGGGGCGGCTACACAGCCGTTCCGCCAAGGAGGAAAGAATGAACACAGAGACATATATCCGGGCGGTGCTGGAATGTAACTTTGCAGGATTCAAGGACGAGGTAATTGAGACTGCGGTCAAGAGGATTATGGAGCATGTGGATAAGAACGAGCCGAAGCACGGACGGTGGCTACCGTATGAGTTTGGAAACGAGCGTTGGCATAAGTGTTCTGTTTGTGGCGTAGCAGACGAATACATTAACAGTTTTGGACTTGAAGCAATTAGGAACTACTGCCCGAATTGCGGAGCGAGAATGGACGGTGGAGAGAATGACTAAGGAATCAGCAATAAGAATATTGAGAGGAGACGTGTTAGGCACAAACGAGCAGACGCACGAAGCAGTCTTTATGGCAATTCGAGCTTTGAGAGCCGTGGGGAGAATTAAGGAAATCATAAACATTTCTAACTTTGTTATTCAAGAAGATACCCTCAAATACAAGATGATATGCGAAGTTGTTGAGAAAATGGACGGTGGAGAGAAATGAAACAGATTTGTACCGAAGTATCTTGCGAATTTTTCCAAGCCTATAAATGGTGCAAAGCACCGAGTTGTCCACGCAAGAAAAGGCGGTGGGATACTTGCGGACTCACAGAAAATAGCGTTCTTGTGGATAGCGGAGCAAGAGGCGAGAAAGTGGACGCCCAATTCGGCGAGGACAAGTCGCACCCCTTTGCCGAGAGCGTGATGATGGGAATGGACGGTGGAGAGAATGGAAGTTGCGATTAGAATACTTGCGATGATAGGTATGTTTATATTTGGATATATGCTTGGAAAAGAAAGTAAGGGAATGGACGGCGGAGAGAATGGCTGAAAAGTATAAAGAAAGGGACTTACGAGAACTTTATCGTATTGATAACAAATATTGGAAAACAGGGGACGCAGATATTCTCCCGAAAAGAACAGAAATCGCAAAGTCTATTAGTTTCCGCTTTTGGGACAAGGTAGCGGGCATTGTGTCAATCGCCACACGAAAGCATTTGCCGATACAGAATGTTATAGACGCCTTGAAGTCGTTAGGGTTTGAAATGGACGGTGGAGATAATGGCTGAATGGATAATCGAAATCAAGGACGGCAAGTTCCCGATAGGCAAATGGACGCCGTTGGTGCGTTGCAAAGACTGCAAGCACTACAAGCAGAGCGCAGTCGCAGACCGAAAGATGTGCTTTAGGAAAGATGTTGACGGCGTTGAGGTCTGCTACGATTTTCTGCCGTATGACAGTTGCACTTATGGCGAGC